GTTGGGTAGTATACATATGGCGAGGACGATACGATTCGGGTCGCCGCTATGATTACTATACGTTTACCTCGTTGACTTTTTTTGCTTTAGCTTTCTTAGGATATAATCTAATAGCATCTTTGAGTTTTTGTACATCACCTTGAGCATCTTTCACAGCTTTGTCAAAAGCACCACGACTTTTTTTAAGCGGATCGTGTACCATTTTTTTTTACCTATCCCTTTGTTGTTGCTTCATATACTTGTCGTGATACTTCTTTCTTGCTTGTTCAAAGTTATGATCACGATATTCTCTCTGAGCTTCTCTTTCTCTTTGTATCTGACGTTCAGCTATAGAATCTCTTAGCTTACCTGTCTCATCCCATGTGTTTGCCATGTTAAATTCCGTATTTCTTTTTTAGTTCTTGATACCTAGCTCGACCGGCATCAGTATCAGGAAAGCCGTATACTTGGTGCATACTGTTGTTAAATTCATGGTACTCTTGACGAACCATTCCATCATTATCTCTAGTGATAGGAAGAGGTTTACCTTCTTTGTTATACAAAGGAACATCTCTATACAGTATAGGGTTACCACTAGGATCATTTCCTATATGATCTTGCCAGTTATGTTTAGGATCTCTGTAATAATCACGACCATCAGGTAACTTGAAATCAGCTTTCTCGACGTGTGTACCATGTGCTATCTTTAAGTCTTCAACTTTCTTCTTCTTCTTCTTTGTTGATGTTGATGTAGCCATAATGTTTTCTAAGCGTTTACGCTATTAACTTTTCTCTTCAGCTTCGCTTTCTTAGGTAATATTATAGGCAGACCTAATTGTTCGTAAGTTTCTTTATGTTGTTTATTGGGATCTCTTACTGGTTTATGAGGAGATCCTCTATAGTAATCACTTTCTTTCATAGTTAAAAATCCAAATCTGATCTGTCTAATTTTGCAATAACATCCTGCCTATAAGCAGGGTCTTTGTCATACCTTTTGTCATTCATAGCTGCTACCAGTTCTGCCTGACTACGGAATGTATCCTTAGTAGACGCTGGTGCTTTTCCTGTATACATTTTACCTTCGTATCCGTTTGCTTGTTCGTACTGTGACTTTAATCCATTAACTGCTAATTGTATAGCACCGAGATTACCTTCACTCATGATATTATCAAATGCTTCTATAGACTGAGAGTCGAGATTGGTACTTGCCCACTTAACAATATTAGTATAAGCCTCGTCTCCTCCTACAGAGCTTTTAACTGAATTAATTTGTGATTCAGATAAATCACTTGCAGGTGCTGCTTCCGTTTCAGAATTTTTATTTAACTCTATGTAAGCATTAACTAACTCTTCACTAGATAAACTTTTAAATTTATCCAAGGTCTCAGTTGATAACTTACCTTCGTTTGCATAGTATTCATCAGAAGCTGATGTAATAAGTTCAGCGTTATCCGATAATGTTGGTTCTTCAGTTTCCTCTGGTTCTGACTCTTCAGTTTCCTCTGGTTCTGATTCAGCTTTAGCTTCGGATTCTTGATCACCTAACTTAGCTTCTAACTCTTTATAAGCTTTTTCTAATTCTTCAGCAGATCTGTACTTACCAGCTAATAACGAGTCTTGTTGTTCAGCTAGTTCTTCACCGACTTTTAAAGAATCAACTTCGTCTGACGTAAGATTGTCAGACAAAGTTTCGGTAGGTGGTGTAGTATCTATTGTGAATGTATTGTTTTCCATTTACTGTTGGGGGTCTTCTTGTGGTGGTTCGGGTGTATCTCCTCCAGATATATTTTCTATAGCTGCTGCTGCTTGTTCTGCCAATGCTGGATTCTTTGTTGGGTCCATGAGTGGTGTGCCTGCAAGTTGTCCTGTTTGTTTAACAAGCTCTTGCTGTGACATCATTTGCATCTGCTCCTGCTTCATTGCTTCTAGCTGTTCTGGAGTCTTGATTAGGTTTAATACATCTATACCCTGTGCTGCTGCTAATCTGTTTATAGCTTCAGACGGATCTATAAATTTAACTAAAGCTTCTGGTCCTAGAGTCTGTGCTATTGTACCCATGAATCTAGTTAAGGCTTCGTTGTCTTGTCCTCTACCTAATGAATTTATACCAGCTACTATCTTAGGTCTCACGACATCTTTAGGTAGCTTAGGTATTTGGTTAGATCTCTGTAGTATTAACAGAGTTCTATTGAGGTAGGGTACTAAAAACTCTACCGTTAACAAGCTGAATATCCCACCGAGGGATTGCTCTAGCTCTAGCTGAGTAAGGCGTACCTCTTCAGCTGTAACCCTTTCAGCATTTCTTACATTCATAACTAAGAAAGCTTCGAGGATTCTTTTCTCTATTGACTGCGACATCTGTGCAGCTGTGGAGAAGTCAGCAGTTTTACCTACTTGTACTACTCCTACATCTTCTGGTCTACCTTGTATAATAGCTCCGTTGCCAGCCTTGGATAAGGTTTGTGGTTTGGTTGTAGCTGATGGTGATACAAGAAAAACAACTTTACTTGCAACACTAGCACCTTCTACCAGAGCTTGAGCTAACCCATTAAGACTACGTAAGTCTCCAATAAATTCCTCTACTCTACCTCGACCATAATCTTCACCATCTACTGTATTGAATCGAAGAACTAACCATGGAGAAGCGTTCTTGGGTGCGGTACTACGGCTATCTGGAAGGATCATATCGTCCACTTCCTGATGCCAGACCCAGCGACCACTGCCTTCATCCAACTTAACACAGGTATACACCTCAGCGTCGTCTTCATATGGTCCTAAGCCTTCACTGTTTGGACCTGTATTTTGGTCAGGTTTTTCTATACCTAACACTTTTCTATTTATTATTTCTTTAGTAACAATCTCTATGACATTACCATTACCATCTCTTTCTACTACGTATCTTTGTAATGGAAAATGTTTTAATCCATCTTTGCCCATAAATATAAGAGCATTACCAGATACAATTAGATGCTTCAATGCTTGATGTACAACAACTCTATCGTTAGATGCAGCTATAAAGTCCATTATTAATCTTTCTATCTTGGAGAAAGATGTGTCTAACTCTGTTCGTATCTGTGGATCAAGTGTTTGTCCAAGCTTATCGTCACGTACTTGCAGCTTAAAGAAGCTAGTCTGTGGTGGTAGTGTCGCAAGCATGAGTTTAGCTGCTAGAGTGACTACAGCCTTAGCTCCAACTGAGTGCCAAGGTTGCTGTAGTATTCTTTTACCTTTATGGTTTTCATCTCTAGTAACTAAATAAGGTAAGGTAAGTTCAGAACATTCTACAGCCATGTCAAGAAACTGAGTTCTTCCTGATTGTAGTTTGTCATATCTTTCCTTTGCCTTATACATTTATTCCTCCTGAGTCAGATCCTGCTTCGTTACCGGGGTTAAGTGGTATCTTTAAAGCATCAGTTCCTGTCTTTGCAGCTGTTCCTCTTGGATCAGTCTTTGCTGTTGTACCATACTCTACGCCTGCTACATCTTCTGGATCTACTAACTCTTTCTTGTCAGGTTTTCTAGATGCTCGGGCTAAGTCAGGCTGCCTTGGCTGTATAGGAGCCGGTGTAGGCATAGGTGTAGGTCTACTTCTAGGCCAGCACATTATTTATTCCTCCATAAGGGTTTTAATATATTGTACCACTTCCTGTTGTCCAGAGCGATACATGATAGAGGCTAAGTCCTCTTTGGGGTGGACGGGGTACCAAGCAAATTTAGTTTCTAAGTCTTCCACGAGCTTGGCTAATTTATCTGAGTGGAAGTTAAGCGTATTGGGGTAGGTTTGTGTTTGCATGTTCAAAAAAGGCGGGCATTCTGGCTGCCTTGGTGTCAGAAAATTGTGGGGCTTTACCCTCGTACATTAACCGATCGCTCGCATCCAGCCAAAAATTTTTGTCCAAATATTTATCAGTAGTATTTATACCTAGTGGTTGTAGTACCCAGTTAATAGTTGCTTTCCGAAGCTTGTCCAAAGAAGGGCTAGGAACAAGACCCAACTCACGACATACAAGGCTATTTGTTGCCACGTGGATCTGTTCATCTCTGGAAATATCAGCTGATACTGTTCTAAGAGCAGCATCACCAAGAAAG